GATGCCGTCGGGGACCAGGCTGTGGTATCGGCGTTCAATAAGAAGCCGATTGCGGAGCAGGGGAAGGTCATAGCTGCCTTCCGAGCTAGAGCATCTTCCCCTGATCCCAATGCACGTCTTAGCTTGGATGAGAGCCGGCAGCTTCGGTATCTCAACGAGTCCTATAATAACAATGCCCGGGAGTTTGCTAAGGGTAACGGGCTCCAAGTGGCAGCGAACAATAGCATTGTACCGCCGCTTAAGCCTCTCGATTACCGGGATCTCCCGGCTATGCTACAGCGTTCCCATATGGCCGATGTAGCGTCTGAGGCTTACGGCACCACAGTATTACCGCTTACGCAGTCCGACGTTACGGACTTCATTAACCAGGTCACAGGTGAGGGTTCAGCCACGCCTCCGGCCTTGGAAGATGTCAGCCTTATGTTGGCTAATGCACAGGCTGCCTTTGGTGAAGACGGGGCTGCTTTCATAGTAAAGGATGCCATCGAGAAGAAGCATCCCGAGTTGGCCCTGGCGTTACAAGTCAGCAACCAGCGGCCTAAGTTGGCTCAGGATATTCTTAGGGGCCAGCGGTTCCTGCTGGAGAACCCGCAGTATAAGCCGGGTGATCGGGATAAGCTAGAGAATAGCGCAGCGGTCTTCGGTAACTTCTTCACCAAGGACACGGCGCAGGCGCAGGGTGATATCCTAGCGGCTGCTGACGGTCTCTATGCTATCCGGGCCCAGCAGAATGGGGCCCAGGACTTTAATCCGCAGCTTTATCGTGAGACCGTCACGGATATTATGGGCGGGTTCGTTGATCATAATGGACAGCAGATCCTCCCAGCCTATCCTGATATGACGCAGGATGACATGAACCGGATCATGAGCGCCTTGCGTAATCAAGACCTGATGGACTCCACTGGCGAGTTGCCCAAGACTACCAATGGGCATGACTTCACGGTCGATATGTTGCAATCAAGTATCTGGAGTTCGGAAGCCCATTTAGTCTCCAACAGTATGAACGGCACCTACCAGATCATGATCCCGCATTTGGGCTATGTGCTCAATTCTGACGGATCAGCACCTTATGAACTGAACCTACGGCAGATCATAGACAGCGGGCTTCAGGTACCGCCGGGACTACAGCTACCGGATAGTTACCTAGTTGGCCCCGGCGGTGCCGGCACTATTAGCACACCGGAGACTATCACGCCGCCGGAGGGCTTGGTTACGGTGCCTCCGCAGGAGACGGCGCCGGTAGATATTCCGCTTAGCGTCTCTAAGATGTTCACGGCCAGCGCTGAATATAATACGAAGGACGGCATACCAACCAAGGTCTACAAGGATAGCGGCGGTGTGCCTACTATCGGAATTGGGTTCAATCTGAATAGGCCAGATGCCAAACAGACGATTGAGGCATATGGCTATAACTACGATGCTGTGCTGGCGGGCAAGCAGGAGATAACACCTGCCGATGCCACGGCCATTTATCAGACCCAGTACGAACAGGCCCGCCGAGAGGCTACCAATATCGTACCCGGGTTCGCTTCTCTCGATCGGGCCCGTCAGGTGGTTTTCACTGATATGGCCTTCAACCTTGGTGCGGACGGTCTGAGCGGTTTCCATGATATGTTGGCGGCCGTGGCCAATAAGGACTGGAACCTGGCTGCTAAGGCGGCTAAGGATAGCCAGTGGTACAAGCAGGTGAAGAACCGCGGTAAACGGAACGTGGAAGTCATTAGGACTGGACAGATACCGGGAATTAACTAATGAGCCTATTCGATAAAACGAACCAGGATCGTACTGCTTTCGCTAATGCTGCGCCTTATTTCCCGGCCAGTATGGGCGAGAGCTTGCGCTCCTCGTATGATCTCATGGCTCAGACGGAGACGTCCTTCGCCTTCCATAATATGGAGTACGACCAGTTCAGCTCCTATAATAAACGCATTCGGGAGTTGACTGGTGAGGTACTGCCTAATCCGTTGGATGGTAATGGACCCTTCGCTGCTGAGGCTCCGGGGGCGTTCGAGTTCAACATCGCGGATTGGTTTAAGCAAGTCAAGAACCTGCGGGGGAAGTACCCGGCCCTTCCGCAGATTGACCACGAGAGATTGCTGGCAGATATTGCCAAGTCCCGGAAGGATGTCCGGGATCGCCGCGCTGAAGTAGCCAGCCGTGAGACTGGGCTCGGCAATGCCGCAGCCTCTTTCCTCGGTGGCGCTGGCGGGGCTATGACGGACCCGCTAGTCTTGGGCAGTATGGCATTCGGAGGCGGTGCTGCCCAGGGCTTTATTCGTAATGTCCTGACCCAGGCGCTAATTGGGGCCGGCTCTGAAGTGGGTGTGCAAGCTGCCGTGCAAGCCACCCGTTCCCAAATCCCGGGTGAGCAGCCGAGCTTTTACGACGCAGCCACGGCTGTGCTGTCCGCAGGCGCCGGTGCTGGCATCCTGACAGGTGTCATCCATGGTGGCGTATGGGGGGTACGTTCACTCATACGTCGTAGTAAAGAACTTCCTAAGCATCTCCGTACTGATGAGGTCAAGGTGGCTGAGAAGCTCCTTGAGCGTCAAATGGAGATGGAGCAACACAATCCTTTCCCGGATACAATCCCGGGGCGCATGGAGCACGTCCGCCGATTGGACGAGGCCATGTACAATCTTGCGCGACCTGAGGCTAGCAGCACCTACTACAATACGACTACCGCAGTAGGCCGTGTGCTACCCCAGGACGTAAGACCGGACCTGCCGGTGATTAATGCCGGCGAGACGCTCGATGAGTATGTAGCGCGGGTCCGGCAGTCCGACCCTATTCTCTTCCAAGAGCTGGATCAGACTGTCCAGCGTACATCGGAAATCGACAACCGGCTCAAAGCGATTGAGATCGAGCAGGCTGCCACTCCACTGGGAGATACCGGTAAACTGGCTGACTACTTAAAGCTTAGTCACGAGCAGAAGCGTCTGTCCGAGGCTCGGCGTAGCACAGCTAATCGGCGTAAGTTGCAGAGGGTTGAACGCAAGCTCCGTGAAGCCGATATCAAAGGCGGGGGAGAACTCCGTGCTGCCCGTGCACAAGTGCGGTTGGCTGAAGAGAAAGGTAAGCTAAAGGATGAGTTTAAGTCTCTCCAGAAAAAGCAGAAGCAGCTAGAGCGGCAGACGAAGCGGCTGGTCAAGAAGACCAAACGTCTGGCTATTGGCGATAGTTCGGCCCCGGTGAAGGCCGCCATAGCCAATACCGTATGGGACCAAGGCACCAAGGATCTGGCTGGCTTTATGGCAGATTTGGGCGCGCGTATGCGTCAGGATGCCCAGGCGGCCAGCCCGCTGGCCCCATGGCACTACATGGATAATATCGATCACACCCCTCAGGATGCCCTGACCATCGACCCCGAGATCGAAAAAGCGGTCAAGGATGAGGGGCGTATTGAGGAGGAACTGGCAGCGGCTGTGGAACAGACCCCAGACCGTCAGATTGAATTAACCAATGAGGACGGGACAACCTTTGCTGGTACCTTCACAGAGCTTAAGGAGGCATTGGACTCCGATAAGAAACTCTACGATGAGCTCCTCAATTGTCTTAATGGAGGCGCCTAATGGCCATTGATACCTGTCTGCTAATGAAGGCGGCTGAGGGCATTGTCTCCGAGTCTAAGGCTAAGAAGCTGGTCAAGGAGATCCAGGATCGGGTTGAGGAGGCTCGAGGGCGTGGTCATATTAAGACCCCAGCGGATGAGCGCCTCGTGGCCGAGCGCCTACTGAAGGAGAAGACGCAGACTCTCTCCCGCAAGAAGCGCATGGCAGTCCAGCATAAGCGCGTGCTAGAGGGGCTGGATCGTGAATACCAGATCGCCCGGGATGCTGGCCACCCTGTTGATAAACTGGTCATGGCCTATCTGTCACCGGATTTTCGCCGGCGTTTTGGCCACCTAGCGGATGTTGAGAGCCGTACGTCAGCGCTCCGTAAGCTCTACCAAGCTAAGATGTCAGAGGTTTACAAGGCATTCCGCTCTACGTATGCTGGTTTCCATCGCGACCTATCTAATCTCGAGCCGATGATCCATGAGAAGTTTGGCAAGTATGGTCGGGACACAGGTAACCCGAAGGCCAAGCTCTTGGCGGAGCAGCTCACCCGTGCAACTGAGTATGCTCGGCAGCGCTATAATGCGGCCGGTGGTGATATCCCTTACCGTGAGGACTGGGGCTGGTTCCAGTCGCATGACCCCGTACGGATAGCGGCTGTAAGCGAACAGGAGTGGATGGATTTCGTCAAGGCCAACCTGGCTATGGACCGAATGACTGATGTCAATGGCCTGCCCATTAACCCAAACCTCCTGGACCAGCAGCTCAAACAGATCTACAGTAGTATCGTTACTCGCGGCTTGTCTGACATGAAGGCCGGCCCGCCTGGTCCTAAACTCCTAGCCTCGAACATCAACCAGCGTGCTAATTCTCGGTTCCTAGTGTTCCGCGATAGCGACGCTTGGCTGGCCTATGAGAAGAAGTTCGGGACGGGTAATATCTACGAGAACATCATCACTGGGATGGACCGCATGGCCCGTGACACGGCTATGCTGGAAGTTCTAGGCCCTTACCCGGAAGCTACTGTCCGCTATATGGAGAAACTGATCGATAAGGGGTTTGGTGAGGATGCCATCTCTAAGTCTGGAAAGCTAGGCAGTAAAGCGGCTGATAAACTGGGCTCTCCTAAGGTCCATCTTCGGGCGTTGTATAATACTGTGTCCGGTCGTACCGGCATCACAGCCAATTCTAAATGGTCTCAGATCAGCGCAGACGTTCGCTCTATCATGACTGCATCGGCCCTGGGTGGCTCCTGGTTTGCAGCCATTGCAGATACGGTGACGGCTGGCGTGACCCATCGGATGAATGGTGTTTCCCCGACGCGTGCCCTAGGCCGCGTGATACACATGTTCGCCACTAATAGCACAGAGGACCGTCTTCTGGCGGCCAACCTGGGCTTTGGCGTAGAGGGTTGGGCCTCCCGGGCCATTCAGTCCCAGCGTGTACTGGGCGAAGCTGTAGGTTCCCGTTGGACTGAGGTTCTGGCTGATACAGCCCTGCGGCTAGCATGGCTCTCGCCTTGGACTGAGGCCGGACGCCTTGGGAATTCGGTCGAGATGCTGTCCTATCTAACCCAAGAGGCTGGTAAGGGGTTCGACCAGCTTAAGCCAGAGACCCAGCGGCTATTCAGCACGCATGGCATCACGCCGGAGGATTGGGATATCTTCCGTAATACGCCCCAATGGTACCATCCGGATAGCGGCGCTAGCTTCATCCGACCGGAGGATGTATTAGGAGATACGTTCGAAGGACGGCGATTTGAGGTCGGCAACAAGGTGCAGACCATGCTGGCCCGAGAGCTGGAGTATGCGATCCCCTCATCCAATGCCAGGGTCCGGGCAATGTTCACCTATGGCTTGCCTGCCGGTACCTTTTGGGGTGAGGTCATGCGTAACACGGCTGTCTTCAAGAGCTTCCCCATCACTATTCAGGCTACCCACTGGATGCGCCTGATGTCTGAGGCCAATCCCAAGACCAAAGCTGAGTATGCGGCCTGGCTCTTCTTGGGTATGACAGCCATCGGCGCCCTGGGGGAGCAGCTCACTAGTATCAGCCGTGGCCGAGACCCGGAGAGCTTTGCCTCTGGTGGCTTCTGGCGTAGGGCCCTGGTCAGGGGCGGTTCATTTGGCCTCCTGGGCGATACCTTATTGGCTGACCAGTCTAAGTACGGGTCGTCTCTAGACACGCTCCTGGGACCTGTATGGGGTCTCCTGCCGCAGGTTGGTGGGCTTACCCTGGGTAATATCCAGCAGCTCTATGAAGGCAAGGATACGAATGCTGGCCGTGAGCTGGCCCGGTTCACCACTCAGAATATGCCAGGTCATACCACCTGGTATGCCAGGCTGGCGCTCGAGCGGCTGATCTTCGATAATCTGGATCGGCTCCTTGACCCCAAGGCTGAGCGGCAATTCAGTGACATGGAGCGCAAGTATTATAAGGAGCGTAGCCAGCAGTTCTTTTCCAAGCCGGGCAGCGGCGCTGCTCAACGGCTTCCCGACCTAGGTAAAATGTTTGAGGCAGCACAATGACCATTAGCAGCGAAGTCAATGCGGTAAAGTATGATGGTGACGACTCCACTACGGGGTTCGCCTTCACCTTCACCGTCAACGAACCCGACACGGGAGTAGACCATGATCTTGAAGCCATCAAAATTAGCTCTGCTGGCGCCGAGACCACTCTCTCTGAGGGTACTGGTACCACGGATTATAGCGTCACCGTGGCGGCCTATCCCGGTGCAGGATCAATCACGTATCCGGCCACAGGTGGAGGCACTCTAGCCACTGGGGATAGTATTGTCATCCGCCGGAAGCAGTCTCTAACCCAGGCTACTAATCTAGAGAACCAGGGTGGATACTTACCTGATGTGCTGGAGTTCACTCTCGATGATATGGTCCGGCAAATACAGGATCTCAAGGAAGAGATCGACCGCTGCCTTCAGATTAAGGTCGGCGACAAAGAGGTCAATGCGGCGGATCCAGATCTACCCCTCATGGTGGCCGGTGAGTATCTAGTTGTAAATGCTACCGGTGATGGGTTTGAGCTGACCGGCTCAACGACTACGGCGGCCACGGCTTCTTCGGCTACACCGCAGGATGTCACGGCTGCGGGTGGGTCGGCTGGTGTAAGCACTGACTATTCCCGGGCAGATCATGTTCATGATATAGGTACGGCTGCTGATGTGGTCAGTGACACCACACCCCAGCTCGGCGGTAACCTAGATGCTAATGGTCAGAACATCCTGATTGATAGCACCAACTTCATCGGTGACGAGGGTGGCAACGAGCAGGTTATCTTTAACACCACGGCATCGGCTATCAATCAGATCGAGATTACCAATGCTGCCACCACCAATGGACCAGAGATCAAGGCTTCAGGAGATGACACAGATGTTGATCTTGTACTCTCGCCCCAGGGTGCCGGCATCCTCTCTCTTAATGGTCCTGTCACGCTTGGTGGCGACCTTGATGTGGGTAGTCAGAGTATCGTCTCCAGCGCAGCGGGCGATATCACTATCACCCCGGACACAACCGGGGATATCATTCTCGATGGACAGAAATGGCCGCAGGCTGATGGGACGGCTGGGCAAGCGCTCATAACTGACGGTGCTGGCCAGCTCGCATGGCAGAACAACCGTGGTGTACAGTATACTGCGACTACGACCACGGCTACTCCGACTGTTATCGCCTCCGGATCTATTGCTGCTGATACAGCAATGGTTATCCATGCCGAAGGGGTGTGCCGGGATGCTACCACTAGCGTCAATGCGACTGGGTTCGAGGTTCACAACGCTGTCCTCAATGATGGAGGCACGTCCGCAAATGGCACGCAGACTGGTGACATTATTGATATCACGCCATGGTCCACTGATATCCAAATTACGGCCAATGACACCACAGACCAGTATGAGGTAACGATAACGGGCGTCGCGGCAACTACTATCGACTGGGTTGTCAATGTCTACTTCGAGGTAGTGTAATGGCCGAAATGGATAAGGATGTCCTGATACTCCTTGGCCGCATTGACGGCAAGTTGGATGACCTTAAGCAAGCTTTCACACAACATGTTATCGATGATGCCAAGGTAGAGCAACGCTTGCGTACCGTCGAGAAGCGTCAGAGTTATTTCTTGGGAGCCGCCGCGTTGCTCGGTGCTGGAGGCTCGCTCCTGAGCACACTCATACTGAAAGGGAAGCTTGCATGGGGCCTTCTAGTTACGATGATGATGAGGTAGAAGAGGGCATCGACATGGCCTGGGGATCTCCGCTGGGTGTCGGAACAATCACCCCACTAATGGAAAGACCCAATAAAGGCCGGCAGAAATTCTACCGGCGCCCTATTGGGTTCATGGCTAACATCGATGAGCTCTACGAAGTAGAAGACTAGTCTTTCTCAGTGAAGGGCGGAAGCGGATCTGGATATTTCTCCATGATTGCTTCCGCCTTTTTATTTAGTCGTTGCCGGTAATCCCTGAGATGTAGGGTCGATCATCTTGACCAACCCCGCGTATCTCATAGGAAATTAGAAACACGATACAGCACCCGGCATGCCAGAGATGGGAGAACCCGGTCTCTGGATCAGTGCTGTCACCTTCCCACCACGCAGTAAGGTGACGCTGTAGCGCTGAAAAGGGACGGCTCCAGGCCATTCCTTTTTCCCAATTCCGAGCTTCATACTTTTTAGACCCGAAGGCGAGCACCTTGACGATAGCCCTAAAGGCATCCCAAGGCGCTAGATGCCACGGGTCTTTTTCGTTGTCGTACTTGACCCCCTCAGACATTCTTACCTCCCGGTGTATAGGCACCGAGGACGCCGACACAGACTTCAATAGCATCATCCAGGTTATCCAGTACCCATCCGCTCATCGCGTCAAGTACCGGATGGCTACGGACAAATTCATCATCCGATACCAGGATAGTCTGCTTGTTGATGAAATGCGCCCCGGCCAGCTCGCACACCGTACCGATAGAGAGCCGCTCACGTGGCCCCGGCAAGAAGGCCAAGGTCATGTCACAATTACGTACATCATATACGTTCTTTGACCCAATAGCCCGGGCGGTACCAAACTTTGGGTCCGGATAGTTGAAACTGTAGGTCTCGCCATGAAGGGGTTCACAGCGTAACGGCGAGACCCCGATGATGCCATGCTTCCCGAGCTGCTCCGCGACATAGTGGCGCCAATCGTTAGCCTCATTCTCAGTTAGGCCCGCGATGGCGCCGGCCAAGTAAACTGTAGGTTTCATACTGCCTCTCCTTCCGATTTATTACAGGCTTCCCGTATCTTATCGAGCTTCCTATCAAGTGCCTCGTAGACCGCCAGGTCACCGTTTTGATCTTGCTTGAATAGCTCATACGGCCGAACAACGCGACCATAGAGTTCTAGCTTAACCGCCTCTAGAACCCCAATGGCCTCATTCAGCGTCGCATATTTATATCCCTTCTGCTCAATATACCAGCCAATCAGTTCACTGATATACCAATTCAGCTCCCCGGCATTATCAATATCGCCGATCTCGCTGATGCTTTTACGGCGCTCTTGTACGATATACGGCATAGTCTCTCCCAAGTATGTAAATCGAGCGCAGGAACAGGACCACTTGCAACGAAAGAAGCGACCACTGCTCGGTGTTCATAGCCACTACAGCCCATGCTGTACAAGCCGCTAGGTTTAGGAGGTTGCCGGAAGTGGTGCGGCCGGCAGATAACTGCCAGACCGTCGCCACCACCAGCACCATTCCTAGCCATCCCAGTAGCGATATCACTTCGCTTCTACCAAGATGCTCGCCCGCTTCTCCTTCTCCATGGAGTTAAGGCGTGCCCGGCTCCATGCCCCGCAGTCCTGACAATGGTACTGCTGGTACTTCATGGTCGGGGTATAGGCGTAACCTCGCTTCTGCAAATGCGTCCCACCACAACGGGGGCAACGCACAGTCTCATCCCCATCGTACAGGGCTACGTTGGGATGGCCGTCGATCCACGGCTTAAGCTTATTGTACATCTTCTCAAGAAGCACAACATCCTGCTTGTTGTACGTCTCCATGGTCTTCCAAGCCCGGGGATCGCCAGCCATACACTCACGCCACAGCCCCATGCCCTTGTGCTGGGTCTTATCGCCCAGGCCCAGGTACATAGAGACATAGCTCAGCTTATTACTAGGCAGTCGGAACTGTTTCCGCACTGTTCGAAGCAAGTCCACCTGCTTGTACGGGGATGGCTTGGATAGTCCCAGGAGAGCAAACTCCTGGTTCAGCGTAGGCATATCAAACTTGGTGCCATTATAGTGGACTACCACGTCCGCCGCATCCACCAAGTCGTAGATGCCCTCGATCATATCCTCCTTGCTATGTTTGTTCAGACCCATGAATTGGATGGACTTTTTGTCCAACCACTTCGCCGCCCAACTCATGGTATAGCCTGGCTCTTCGATTTGGTTCAGAGCAATGTTCTGATCCCATAGACCCCAGGCGTACACTCGATGAGGAGCGGTCTCAATATCAAGTAGAAGTATTTTCATTAGTGATACCGTACCTCAAATTCAGATGTATCGTAATCTACACCGGCCTCCTGGAGTTTAGTGAGGAACAGCGCAAAGACCGGCGCCCTCACTGTCAAGGGCAGGCCCTCCATAGTATCCTGCATGGTCTTCAGACCAGCAGTGTTAGTGTTATTGTTGTCGTCGGTATTCTCGAAGTATACCGTGGCTAGCTCGTCTGCCACAGCTTCGATAAGCTGGTTAACGTCGTATAGGACCGTAACGTTATCGTTTTCCATTACGCTTTGCCCTTTCGTCTTTTGTTTTTAGTTGATGGCAAGCGTGGCATAGTACCTGCAAACCATCGGCTTCGCAGAACAGACGCTCGATCACGTCATCCCACGTAGTAAAGCCTACTTCTGGATCAATCACAGGATTGATATGGTCTACAACAGCGTTGTCTATCCTCCTTGTTTTACCTTCCGCGGGTGGTAGCGACGCAGGTACCTTGTGCGGCTTGCGTTTATATCCGGCGCACATATATACCCCACGTTCCACTCGCGCTGCCCGTTTGGCTTCATGCCGGGGCCCCCATCTCTTGGAGGCCCCGCGCAATGCCGACTTGATGAAGGAGTGGAACCGTGCAACGGTCCATTGACCTCCGTTATACGGCTTCTCCTTCGCCATTAAAACGGACTAGCAAGCTCGTCCGGATTGCCGAGAACAGGATCACCCCCTTCATCCGCTTTCTTTTCCTTGGCAATCGCCTCATCGCAAAGATCGAGATTAGAGATATGTTCGATCCCCACGGCGAAGAAGCCAACTCGGCTGGGCACACCTTCGGTCAAGACACCGATGACATGGCCTGTTTCCAGATTGATCACTGGCGACCCGCTAGCCCCAGGGGCAGCGTGGACGTCGATCACAAAATCTAGGTTATTGAAATACGTATGGACCGGATTAACGGACATGATGTGTCCGAGCCCCATGCCATACTCGATAGGTGCCGGGTAACCAGCATAGGCAATCGGCATTCCGACATAGACTGTATCGGTACAGCCGAGTGTCAGCGGCTCTACGCCATCGAGATTGTCCGTTGAGTTGAGCAACAGCCAATCCTCGTAACGCTTACCGTCTGCCTTCTTCTGAGTGGTAAGAGTGAACGACTTCACGCCCACCCAGTCGTATCCCTCTTTAGACCGGATACGGCCATTGCCACTAACGAAGATGCCAGCACAGTGTCCCGCCGACAGGAACAACTTGTCCCCAATCATAGAGCCTGTGCAGTTGGCCTGGTCGCTAGAGCTACCCGTCAGCTTGACTACCGACAACGCTAACAGCTCGCCGGCCTGCTTAGGGGTTAGATCAGAAGCCGCTGCTGGTCCAGCCAGAAAAGCCAGAGCCACCAGCAAACTGGTGATGAAACGCATGTATTATTCCTCCATGCCAATTTCCCACAGCACCGGAGTGTAATCCTGTGTTAGGTGCCGTGTCATCCACAGGAGGCGCCCCTGTTCAGTCAGGTATTCCTCCCACTCATCCCCGCACTCAACTTGGTAAACCTCGATCACCGTATCGAGATAGTGTTGCAGGGTCTCGCAGCCCCCAAGCGCCTCGAAAGTCCGCACTGGACCGTAATCCTTGACGCCAGGGATATTGTCTACCCGGTCGCCTGTCAGGCATTGCGAGTAGAAGTAAGGTAGTCCGGTTCCGCTGATCCGCTTGCGATCAGACGAAAGCCGTAGGTGTCCCTCCTTAGTGATTAAGGCTGGACCAAACTCCGGTTGGTTTCCTAACTCCCATTGATAGAGCCATCCCGGTACCTGCCGTAGATCCTTGTCCCGGGTGACAATAACGGTTTCATCCGGGCTATTGACGTGCTCTATCGTAATGGCATCATCGGCCTCCAGATAGGTGACGACTTGTGCCCCTATCACGTTGACCATATGATTGGTTAAGTTTCTGAAATGCCACGGTTTCTTATCCTTGCGCGTACCCTTATATGGCAGCGTCTTGGCAAGATCGTAGCGGAATGTGCGCCCCTCTGTGATGAAGAGGCATGGGCTCTCTGTGGCCCCGACCGCCCAGCAAATCTGATCGAGACGTTGCTCCAACATGTCGCGAACGTAGTCGAACGGTGGGAGGGCCTCATCGTCCTGCTTCATCGCCCTCCACCCCGTCTCGGCAGCGAACCCGATCTCGTATCGGAGAACGTCCCCGTCAATTAAGGGACGCATGGCTCTCCCTCTCTACTTTGATAAAGATGTAGTCGTTATCGACCCAGGCTTTTGGTCGGTCTCCTGCTCTTTTGAGGAACCGGAAAAAGGCCCAGGGGTGGAGATCACGACGTCCTTTACAGTAGGGACAGTCGCAACGTCCTCTTTTGATTTGCCACACCCGCATCCTTCAGAATGGGTTTTCATCGGCATCGGCCCCCGTCTTGCTAGGGGTGGCGTCGTCCTTGCTAGGTTGCGACACCTTCGCATCCTTAATCAAAGCCTGAAGGCCACTCCCCTCAAACTCCAGATTGCTGGTGATCTTCTCCTGAATAAACTTAGGTAATGCCATGAAGACCTCAACATCAGGCGCATCCAAGTCGAACACCCGAGGGCTGTTGGCTAGCTCTCCGACAGTCATACCTTTCGGGAATGGCATGACCTCATTGATGTTCTCGTACACCTTCCCCTTGTTGGCGCCCTTGCCGGGGTTCTGAACCACGTTCACCATGACTGGAGTGTTGACCAGCACAGCGAAATCGCCGGCCGCCTCACCCTTGGGATCGAGCGCCTTGTAGCGCTTGGTGGAACGGGCCCGATCAGACTTGAGGTTGTGCAGCGGGATCAGCTCGGTCAGCCACCGGGGCTTGTCCTCGAGATCCTGGCCATCCTCATCCTGCATGAACACCGTGGGAAACTCATAGGTTAGGGCAATCTCCCGGGCCGGTGGCTTATCCTGCCCCTGATAGGGGCGCTGAGCCTGAAGCCCTAGGTCGATCACCTGCACCAGACGAGCAGGGTACGTGCCACTGTCCATGGGCGGCGTGTTACCGCCACCGGTAAAAGGCACATTATTAGCGTTAAGTCCCATTGTTTTTTTTCCTTCCTTATAATACAGACTGGATAGAGTGTGAAGATGCAGAGAATAAAGCGCCAAACAGTACCACGATACAAGCAATGCCAATAACGAGGGCGCAAAATTGCAACGTCTCTTTAATGAGTTTCATACCAGTTCCTTCCAATCTGGTAGTCTCCATCATGTGGGCAAGCGATTTTGTAATACGCACCTGCCCATTTAATTGCGGCACAGGCCAGCATCGCCGCCTCTTCCGCAATCTCGGGGACGCACTCGAACTGCCATTCATCATGCATCCATATCACCGTACCCCACATCTTACGATAGGGCCACCGCTCATTCATCCACTTATGCCATATATTGTAGGCTGCGGCCATCTGGATAGCCTCGTCACTCTGCAACGTATAACACAGTAGTTTATGCGGGCTCTCGACTAGGATCGGCCGGCCATCTAGACCCTTGATCCAACCGTCGGAGTATTCCATTCTCCCCCATTTCTTATTGTACCACTTCTTAGCTGTCCTCCGCCATTCAGTAGTAAGGTTGTCGATCAGGGTCCGAAGTGCGGGCAACTCATTGAGGTACGTCTCGCGTAACTTACGCCCGGCTGCGGCATCGCCGTCGATAACCTTGCCGATCTTTTCATCACCAGCTCCAAAGATGAAGCCATAAAAGAAATTCTTAGCCCGTGAACGACTCGGTGCTCCAGAACGTTTCTGATTAAGAGAATGGAGATCGGTCCCATCCTCTTGGTTGCCGTGAAGGACCGCATGTGTAAACTCCTTATCTCCCATTCTGGCGGCTAGCTGCCGGATCTGATTACCCTTACTATCCACCCCGACCAAGACCCAACCTGGTTGGGTAGTAAAGATCTGTCGCATCCACTTGGCAAAGAAGGCCTTGGAATGAGGCGAGGGCACGTTAACGATATTCGTATGGCGAGCTCGGCCCGTGGCGGCTAGCCCCACCACTCTAGACGGGATGCGTCCATCCTCTCGTACAAGCTCACGCCACCCCTCAATGATTGATTTACGCTGACGACACTGGACCCGCCGAGCTACCAAACGACCTAGGGCTCCATTGATCCCCTCGAAAGGGTCATCTTTACTGAGCTTCGGGCTCGTCCGTTCCCCGTCATTGTTGGTATTCCACTCGGCAGGTTGCCAGCCGGCTTCCAATAGAAATGCCTTAACCTCCATGTTAGAGTTAAGGTCAGTCGGACGAAACCACACCCGACTGAAGGGCCCGGCTATATTAATACCGGGCTTATCGGACAGCCATTTAGTAACGGCTGCCGAATAATGGCCGTCTTGCTTGAACGGCTTCTTGATATAGTTGTACTGCCCTTCCTTCTTGCTCTCTTGTACTTCGATCCTTAGAGGAAGATATGGTGCAACAGCCCGATCAATAAGCCCAATCCAGCGCTCAAGAACATAGAGACAGCGATCAATGTGTACCTGATCCACGTACCATCCGTATTCCTCCTGGTTCTGGAGGTTCTCGAACAACTTGAAATTGAGCTTGTGAGCCGCAGTCCATCCCTCTCCGCGTCCCTCCTTAAGTAGTTCAGCATAGATGAGGCACTGGATCTCGACGTCTTCAGAGCACCGGTGTAGCATCTCGGGGGTGAACCGGTCCCATTCCTCATGCACCACCTTACCCCGTCCGACACGCCAGCCCCAAGCCTGTACTGAATGGGGGCCACTCTTCCCTCGGCCTTTAGCATGAGGGGGCCACCGACGGGTGGGGCGTTGTAGACGAGAAATAAGGAGGGTGTCAACTTTCTTGCCTTTATACTCCCATCCATACACTTTTCGCAGCGCAGGGAAGTCGAACTGGATTGCATTGTGGCCGATGAGTACATCGAATTGCTCCAGATACTTAGGTAACTCATGGATGTTCCGCGGATCGAAAGTCACCACCTGGTCTTGGCCATGCTCCTTGACAGCCGCACACCAGATGCGGTCAAGCTCAGGCAAGAAACCATTAGTTTCTATGTCAAAGGTTGCAACCCTCATGTGACAGCCAAACGCTCACGACGCATTTGGAGTAGCCGGCGCACCTGCGGTTCCGTCAAGGTGTTCTGAAAATCAATCGGGTCCAACACCTTACCAGCTTTTCGGTCGGCCTCGGAAAGGAATTCCTGAACAGCAATATGTATCTGTTGCGCCGTTAAGTGCGGAACCATTGCACGATTAGGGGGAATAATTTCCCATTGTTTTCCGAATGCATCCCGGACTGCCGCTTTAACGAATTTTTCATTCTGCATTTCGCAATTCCTCCCGAAAGCGCCATACTGACTGCTTAACGGCCTTTTCATTAATACCGAACTGCGCGGCGATATCATTATAAGGCGCCTGCTCTATCAAAGCCGCCACCAAAATAGCACGGGTCTGCCCACGCTTCGTTAGAAGGTGCCGCTTTATATCATTCAACTCTAGTCTAGCATCAGCGGCGGGATTAATCGTCTCATCGGGTACAATCTTGTCATCCGTATTCCCGAGAGCCCCGTGCATTTTCTCCTTGGTCATATGGTCCTTGGCTGCATTATTCATTATTTCCATTAACCAAGTATTCAGAGACGCCTTTGTAGCATTAAAAGACCGCCAATAAGTCAATGCATTAGTGTACATATCCTGTACAATGTCTTCGGCGTTATGCACCCCTCGGCTTTTAATGGTGAGTTGCTTAACTAACCGCTTGGCGTTTGCCCGATAGTGGGCTTCAATTACCTTGTACGCCTCTGTCTTGCTGGAGAACATGCACATTACCTCCCGCTATGGCAGCTCTTAGTTGAGCCATTTCATCTTTCGTTCTTGGTTTGTCATTAGCTGTCGTTACCACTTCGAGTTGAAGTCCCGTGATGGGATCGATCCGATAGCACGGGTACTTGAGATGGTTCGGATTGGTTGACTTCGACATTGTGCGCCTTTCTTGCTTGATGCCTCTTCACGTTGCGGCGGATGCCTAGCTTCTTCGCACGCTCATGGATTACTTTTCGCATTCAACCTCCTATCAGGAATAGGAGCAGGATGGGACATAAAGCTAGCGCAATGGCAAGGACAGTATGGCGCCTATCCTGCTCACTTGGCATGGCGGCTGTCCGGTATCTCATTGAACAGCCCAGTGTGATGATCCCAATAGAGCGTAATGTATCCGCTAGCTCCGAACTCTCGGTCCTCCAGGATGACAAGCCTGCGGATATTACGCTGCTCCAACTCTAGATCCGGGTCCTTATTCCCCTCCAATCCCAGCATGAGATTACAGGATCGCATCATCGCCCGTGATCCAGAGAACTGGTGGCTCAGTACCTTTCCCCCTCTTTCATGGGGGCTGCCAGCTTCCGGCGCTTTGAGATGGCAAAAGAGAAATACCACGATATCCAGGTCTTTAGCGAGAGCCGCGAGGTCCTGCGCAATCGCCTGGAGTACAGTATTTGCCTCTGCCGCTGGCACTCCGTTAGTGAGGTTTGTAATGGGATCAATGAAGACAGCCTTGGCCCCTTGGGCGACAGCCGCCAGTATATCACTTCGTAGACTAGACCAGCCAAGGTGCTGATATAGGCTAAGAAGCATAAGTTTATTGCCAACCTTCTTCGCTGCCTCATCATATGCCTCATAGTCAAAGGGCATAGTCGGATCATGGAAGAAGCGCCCGGCTACCTTACCGAGTACCATCTGAATAGTCTTACGGTTGGCTTCTTCGGGCTTGGCCATGAATACGCGCAGATCGTGCTCCAACATCAGGTGAGCAGCGATGGCGTTGACCAGCTCTGACTTGCCCATCTTGACGCCTGCACCTAGATAATACGTCTCGCCGAAGCGGATGCCTCGCGTCATCTCGGTTAGCCCTTGCCAGGGCCAGGACAGTCCCCACGTAGGCGCCTCTCTGGCTGCCTCGTAGAGGTCTGTGGCAACTACAAGTCTCGTATTCTTGGGGGTTTCCGCGTTGAAAAGGACTGCGTTGCATAGGGCCATGGACCGGCCCTCCATTACACAGTCGTTCGCGTCTTTGGCGGGCAGCACGGCGGCTCGTGCTGTGGGTAGGATCTGAAGCGCTTCCTTTGTGGCCTTCTGGCCAGCCTCGTCCTTGTCGAATACCAGGACCACTTCCTTGAAAATGGCCTTGATATCCTGCAAGTGGCGATTGAGGTCACGCTTTACGCCCGATGAGCCTCGGCTAAGCGAGACTACTGCGGGTTCGTACTCCGCGAATTTGCCGCCACGGTTCTTGTTCTTAAGTGCTTGGTACAGGGCTACTGCGTCAAGCTCACCCTCGGTGATGAATAGGCGCTTAGCTCCAGTTATAATGGCTTGATGCCAGCCGAAAAGGTCGGCGTCCTTAACGGAACCAATCACCCACATGCGCTTGTCCGCAATCACCCGGACCTTATACCCGATGCGTTTATCCCCATTGTAGTAGGGATAGTAGTGCAGCGCCGGGGTCTGCCCATCCTGCTCGGATAGGCCGATCTTCACGCCGAAGTAAGCCAGGGCCCAGTCATCCAACTTCCGATCAGGGAGGGAGACCGAAGCCAGGGCGTCAATCATGCCCAGCTCAGCCTCGTCCTCTTCCTCGGTACGGACAGTTACCTCTGGCGTATATCCTTCGGGTTTGTCATGATAAGGGTCAGCCACATAAGTAGAGCACGCAAAGCAGAACCCACTATAGGTTCCTGCGTCCTCAAATACTTGAAGGGCGTCGCGTGAGCCGCATTCTTCGTGCGGCAATTTTTCTACGCAATGGCCTGCCACTGTGCCTCCCGATTATGCTCTAACTATTTCTTTGCTTAATGATTTCTACTAGCTCGTCCAGCGGAACTGGGGCATATCCCAACAGGTTTTCCACGCAGACGTTCTCATACTTAGGGTGCCGGACATTTGGCTTGAACATGATATGGTGTGCGTGCAGGTGCCCATGAATATTGGCCTTCACCCGGGGCTGCTCTACTGCTGCTGGGTGCATCGGGAAGTGGGTCAGCCACATCCCATTAATCTGCTTAACGCCGTACACATCCTCGAATACCCTGGCGTAGGTCTTAAGCTTGAAGAGATCGTGGTTCCCACGAACCAACCGCTTCTTCCCAGGTAGATCAACCATCCGCTCCAGGATGTACTTGTTAAATGCTACATCTCCCAAGTGATATATCTTATCCTTGTCGGTGACAACCTTTCGCCATGCCGCGAAGATGTAGCGGTTCATGTCATCCACATCAACGAACCCAGGACGAAGCAGTTCACCATTAGGTTTAGTAAACTTCAGAATGTTCTTGTGGCCCAGGTGGGTATCACTTATGAGGAATACTTCAGCCATCAGCTATTCCCTCCCATCCCTATGCGGTTGACCCGCTTGAATTCTTTTGCCGGCGCCTGGTCTAACGGGACGACCTCAGTAAATATGATGAAGTCGGCATTAGGCCGCTGTGCTACTACCCTAGCCTTGGTCTCCTTGGCTGCATCTTCCGTATCTTCCACCGCCACCAGCCACAAGGACGGGCCGTCTTTCTCGACCACAAACCAATAGTTCATCGTGCCCTCCTATAGTATTATACCCTGAAAATAGGAAAAGGTAAACAGAAAAAAAAAATAATTATTTTTGTAGACCTTTTCCGATTTCGGAGGTATAATACTATAGCCCCCCCGGGGTAAATATACATATTATCATGCCAGAAGTGCCCTGATCTGGCCAATCAACGTACGTACCCCCACATCCAGGAAAAGTAGCTGCGCTGCTACATAGAGACAGTAGAGCGCAGCCGAAATGGCCAGTGTTCCCAAGGGGATAGCGAAGTAGGGCGACTCAAGGGCTACCCACAGCAGCCGGTCGAGCCTTTCGAACAGACGCTCGAACATGATTGCACCTTCTTACAGGTCCGCTGGTGTCGGATCTTCAGGACCACCAGCCCACCGACGACGACGGACCCCGCCCACAGGGCAGCAGTGGTCAGTGGATGCAGAATCAGAAGTTCATATCCGGGAATGGCGAGGCCCAGGATGTCGGCCAGGGCGATGGCCGAGGAGCCCACGCCAGCGCCGATGAGGAAGCCGGTGAGGTAGCTAGGTGTCTGTTTCAATTGGGTCTACTCCTTTGGTTGACCACCAAATAGGTGGCAGTGTCGAGGTCATCGTCCCATATTTTACCCCGTTTATGGGGATCAGCGGTGTCTAAGACCTCTTTGGTGTAGGGGTCCGTTTTAGTCCAGTTCCCCTGCTTATCCCCCGACCAGCCCATCATCTTCATCTCCTCCAGGATGAGCTCGGCCGAGGCGCGATCCAGTATATCCTCCATTTTGAAGTGGAGGCTCTGGAGTTTAGGTAGCGGCTGTTCGCCCATCACGGACCTCCGGCAGGCGCCTGTCATCTTCGCCATTGGGGTGCTTCCGATGGTTGGACAATACGTACAGGAACACGTCGCTGTTGTGGTTCTGGTTTAGCCCATAGGCCACACGGCGAAAGCCCTTACGATAGATGAGGCGCTTCCAATGATCCCTCTGGCGGGCATTGCGGGCAATGCAGACGAAGGCGACCTGCGAAGACGCGGCAATCTTCTCGTCCAACAGGCGCGCCATCTCTTCCTGGCTATTGGCGGGGTTGCCTGTGGGGCCAGCCCCGCCCAAGGTCACCATGCCGGGGGCATAGGGCCGTAACCCACCGTTGGCATCGTAGGATGGCAGCGGAAAATTCACGATAACAATCCCACCGCAGCATCCGGGAAACCCTGCGAGTTCCATTAGAGTTGTCTCCTTATCTCCATGAGGTCCGCAGACCAAGTTGCACTACCTTCTTTGTCGACGATTAGGTGCGGCGCGTCGCTGCTGGCGCTGTACCGGACGCCGCCGTAGTCTTTGTGCCACCGCCACCCTTTCTCGTACATAAGGTTGGACTCGGAATGCGTTAGCGTACCGCTCGATAGTGGTCCCTTCGAGGCCCGGCGCCGTGTTGATTTCGAGGACATAGGGTCGCTCCTCCTTTGCATTCCAGATAATATCCACCGCCCCAAAGTCCAACCGTGTGCACGCCATCGCTTCAAGGGCGACCTCGCGTACTCGGGCCGGTGGGTTAGCTCCCTCTCTGGAGTAAATGAACCCATTCTGATGGTTCCTTACCTGCCAGTTGGGATTATCATGATCGTGCCGACGGGCCTTCCGCTGCACGTCGATCACTTCACCATGAAGTACATGGACGCGATACTCTTCCTGTTTCTTGATGTACTTCACGAATAGTGGGGCATTCGGGAGATCTTGGTCACCGTGGACCAGGACGATGCCAGCTCCCGAATGCCCGGACAGGATAGTGCGTGCCACTACGACCGAACCATCCCGTACCCACCGTTGCGCTACGTCGCGAGAGTCAGTCCAGGGAGGCAATAGCCCCTCATGCCCAGCTTCACTGACCTGGCGGAAAAAGCGCAGCTTATTGGAAGCCGCTGCCACAGCCTCCGGTGGGTTGATTATCCGACAATTAGCGGACCAGCCGGGAAGCTCGGAAGCTCCCCAGTTAATCACTGTCGGATGTCTGGCTCCGCTAAAACGTGAGCCTTCGTGCTTGATGCGGCGGATGTTAAGGGCTTGTGCTAGGTGCTTGGCTCCGCCACTTCCTGGTTTATAAGAATATATTAGCATCAGTCCCTCCTATTACGAGGGCGGGCGGGGCCATCTTGTACTCTATTGCGAACCCGCGGACGCCGGCGACCGGCTGCTCTCGGCTGCGGCTCCGCCGGAGCAACAACTATGTTCTGCCCCCTTGCCAAGGCCGCCCGCTCCGCAAGGCTGAGCTGCTCCCATACCACCCTCGGGACTACCTGAGGACGCGCCGTCCCGCGGTGCGCCGGCTGGAAGTTCGGCGGCTGAAGCCCTTGACCAAACCGGCCACCGCCGCCTGGAATGACCTCCCGGTCCGCCTCCGGGGCCTCTTCTGGCTCCGCCTGCAAATCCCCATCCTCTATGTCCACGTCTATGTTCTGGTATCGCTTGACCAATTTCGGAATAGGCCTGACATAGGCCAAGTCCTGTACTCGACGGATGCCCTCCATCAGCAGCCTATCCTGCCCTCTGGTCTCGATGATCTCGGCCAGTGGGCCAAAGACCTGGGCAAGGAACCGATCGGCGCCGGCCATTGAGATGCCCTCGATCACGGCTGCGGCGTTTGAGAAATCCATCGCTGCATCCTTAACACGCAGCAACAGGTTGACCCAGGTCGTGATCTCCTGCATATCTTTGGGAGTAGGCAGTGATCTAAACTCCAGGCTACCGTACTTAGCCAGAGCAGTGATGTTCATGGAAGCATAGCGGATGTTGTCCATCATTGCTGGCTGGAAATGCTGGTGCTGTACGCACTCAACCAAGGAGGGGATGATAGCCTCCGCATCCCGGGCCCGCAAGCAGAAGAGATTGCCCTCTCGTTCTTCACCACAGTAGTGGACCAGGATGTCCTCCAATGATAGATAGAGGGTGATAAAGGACATGACTTGATTGAACGTCAAGGTCTGGCAGTTGACGTGGACATGGACACCGCACCGGTCACTCGGCTTGAGTGTACTCTCGGTTTTCTCGAACTGCTCCATGAGATAGGCCAACGCTTCGGGGACTGCCTCGCGCTTGATGGGATTGCTCAGTACGTACTCAAAGCCGTTGCCTCGCAGGCTGCCGTCGCCCGTGACGCGCCACCACTCTTTGACGCCTTCGGGAAGTTTTCTTCCTTCGATTTCGATCTCAATGCCAACCTCTCCATTCTTACGGCGAAGGCTGAACATCTCGTTTATCTTCATCTCATGTCCTCCTGCAAGGCTTCGGCGAGATACCGATAATCATCGAATAGTTGAGGCCCATCGGCTGTGGCATTGGCTACGGGATCAGCCAAGAAGCGATAGAAAACCCCGTCTACGGTCACAACGAAGCGCCGGCTGAACGGTACTTCTGAAGTCTTCGATCTCTGCACGATCCTAAACGCCCTTATGTAGCTTTCATATTCCCCAGCCACCATCTTGTCGAACTCACGTGTCCAGATCAAGGGATCAGGATCGGTTGGTTGATAGCGACCAGACGGTTTTCCGGGGCGCTGGAACGCCAACGTGTGAGCTGTAAGCCCCACCTTCCAGCCTCGGGTGGGCCGTCGTGACATATAGTACGCTTTGAACCCTTGCTTCGGCCTCTTACGGGCATACCAACCGAGCGGGAACGGGGTGAAATCCACCAGAGGATTGGGATAGTTAATAACTCGCGGCGTATTGGGGTCGCTTACATAGCGGAACGTTAAAGTAAACTGCCCTTTCTCTCCGCCATGGGCCACGTTGTCAATCATGGCCACACGCTTGCGGATCAACACCATCGAGTTACTGAGATACGCACGTGCATGGTCCAAATCGTAGAAGCTTTTTGATTTCATCGCTGCCACCCTCTATTTGGGGCCGCTGCGCGGACGGCATCGCTTCGGGCTGGCCAGTTGATATTCAATAAACGACACAGTTTCCGGGCTTCGTCGGCATCGCCATTGTTGATGATGGTACGCGCCGTCTCGGCTTGCTTCTTATCCCGCATCACCATCTCCCAGTTCATGCCACCTTCCATGTGACGGTAGCCCTCCCAGGCCCCCATCCACACCCAGTTCATGAGTTGGGGCGAGCGCAACCAGAAGTTACTGAGCACCCGGTATTCCATGCCGTAGGGCTTGGGCCGGAATGCACCGGCCTTCCCGTACAACTCGCGGCGCTTCTTGTCCGGGTCGAGTAAAAGAGACGGCACGCCGAGGAAATAGTCCAACTGGATGGCCAACCTCCGACACTTCTGGAAATGATCGGGGTTGCTAACGTCCACATCCTGCGTCCAACCGAGATGGACGTGGCCGGCTGCGGTCCGCATGGTGGCAGGGGGCGTCGGCGGGGTATTGATGAGACCGGTGTAGGCATTGTAGTCCGGGTCACACCCAAGTATCCGAGCTTCCTCGGGCTGCTCCGCCATGTGCTGTCGATCGAACTCGGCGGTAGGGCATAGCGCCAGATCGTAGTCCTCCGGCACCATCTTCCGCAGCTCCGAGAGAACGATGTGGATATTGTTGATGAAATCTTCCGGCCCCGTCGACGGGTCGATGTTGAACTCCAAGGCCATGCCATCCACTTGGACAGCACCGTGGCTGACCTTGTGTGGCTCCAACTTAGTGCCGGGGATCATCCCGTAGCCGGACCGGAACTTGTCACCCGCTTTCACGAATAACTCCGGGTCGGCTCCGATGAGTAACTGGCCGCTCATCCTTTTGCTCCTTGTGTCAGGTTAACACCCTCTGTTTCTGCTACCAAAGCGCAGCTATTGCAGGAGGCGTGGTGATCGTCGATGATTATGGCCGTGTCGTATTCTTGGGCCAAGCTCTCCCGACAGAAAGTACATTGTTTGTACTTCTTCTTGAATTGCTTCTCCGTCATCACATTTATCGGGGACTCGCCGTCGAGGGCAAGCTGACGAGATCTCGATGTACCGCGCCATGATCGAATGCCTCGAACACGCCGCCGATGACGCTGCCGTTCGTCTCTCCGTTCCAGTGCAGCCCGGGCAGCCGGAGTAGCGAGCACTTGCGATGGCAGTCCGTTATCTAAGTCAGTGGACTGTTGGGAGTCGTCCTTGTCCGTGGACGTGCCGAACCCATTCCTCTTCCCAGTTAGAAGCGGTGTATCTGTGTTCAGCTCCCGCTGAGTGCTCGGGTCCCGAAAAGGGCCAGCGTCTCCTTTAGCGATTGCCCACTCTTTCTTGAGTTTCTCGAAGGAGACATGAGTATTGTGGTGAGGCGTAAGGCCCGGGTGCTCTCGGTTGTATTTGATGATCGCAACCCGGTACAGTTCCGGAGTCGCATACTCCCTCGCCAATGGATAGGACCCGCCGATGATGGGAGGACTGTAGGGTTTCAACTCTTCCCATACCTCTTCGATATCCTTGAACCCCGTCTGTTCGAACATAAAGTGGTGGTGAGGCTCCGGCGAGAAGATCTTATGATGCTTGATGTTGTTCTTGCCCAAGGCAATCTTCAACATCCAGATCTCCGATGCCCAAAATAATCCCTTGTTGTCCTCCGTATAGGTGAACCAAAGGGGCCGCCGAGCATTGCGAAGGAAGTGGAGAGTCTGATCTACTTGATCGTACCAGACTAAACTAGCCGCCCCCGACAGTCGGTTACCCCAAACATCCTCGATACCATGCTTGTCGATGTTGTAGAAGATGGCTTCGCTATCCGTACCGAACTTGTTGGCCTTGTCCATCTTGCCCAGGTCGTCGAGCGTGCCGTTGTGAACACCGATGATGTTGCCCTTAATGAAAGGATGGGCATTGCCCTTAGTCACCTTCCCCTGCGTGGCCGCTCGATTGTGGCCAAGCAAGAGACGAACTTGTTTCCTGAGCAGTGCCCGATAAGGCTCGCTGCACAGTATCTTGGGAGGCAGGCAGGTATCCTTGAGGACATTGACTGACTTGTCCCCGTTGACAACACAAACTCCCGTGCTGTCAATCCCTCGGAGTTGATCCAGCATCAGCAACGTGCCGAATGCTGTCTCCTCTCTCATCCCGCCAGTGCCCATGTAGCCTACTATTCCGCACATGCGCTATTCTCCAGCAGTCAGTTCGACTTCACGCTCATTGTTGAAGATGAAGTCCTCAATGTACTCGAAGTAACGCCGGGATAATCCTTCAAATCCGGCATACTCCGGGTGCGGTTGGAAGCACCACGCACGCTGGGCTGGGAACCAGACCGCTTCAATATCTGGTGTCTCGGTATCGAACACCATCATCGGAGGGCGCCCAACCTTGGACATGCGTTGCTTCTTCGTGCTGACACGGGATACAATTATTGTCTCGGCTCCCTCCGGTGGCCGCATCATCTGGTGGTGAGTGGAAGTAACTTGGAATGTCTCCCCCGTTCGAGTATCCCAAGCCTCGTGAGTACCGGCACCCATGTGGCCGTCGATGTCCTGCCACATTCCGCCACCGAACAGCACATTGAGGAGCTGCCCGCCACGACAAATGCCGGCGAGCGGCTTACCCATCTTAAGTGCTTGTTTGATAACGAGAACTTCCCGAGCATCCCGATCCTCGTTGACCCAGGAATTGTTCGGAAGTGGAGGCTCACCGTATAACCTAGGGTGAACGTCGGCACCGCCGGTTAACTGAACGAGATCAGCATCGGCGATATTGTGGACGACTGACCAGCCATAACGACGGAATAACCGTACCACATCCGGACTGGACGAGATGATTGCTACCTTTCTGCGTTCCTTCATGCTGACACGTACTCCTCCAATCTATTCTTCTTGACGAACTCGTCGGCGACCTCCTTCATCGACATGTCCAACTTGTTTGAGCCATAAATGGAAAAGAATGGATCATTCGAGGCTTTCTGACCTGCATTGAACCACACATCAGTGCCCTGCTTGGTCATGGCTCGCCGAACTCCACTGACTGTCCCGCGGTTAATCCAAGAGGTCATCCTTCCGTAGAAAGTTGCATTCTTAAGGATGCTTTCTTTTGTCAATTCGAGTTCCAGATCGGTACGAAGGTACCGTTGGATACCTTCGAGTTTCAGATCGGCGCTGAATGTGGCATGGCCACTGTTCCAGCTATTAGTAGCTGGAAAAATTATGGAAGGGTGTTTCTCCATGTCGGTGAAGTTGGGCAGTTGGCCTCGGCTATTCCAAGCAACCGAGTAAATCTGTGCCAAGATGGCAGCCAGATCCTCGTTCACCACCTGGCGCCAGTGGTACCAAGCACCAACGAAAGGTCGACGCTCTTGAACGGCGCGTAGTAACGTGCCGGCACTAACGAGATACTGCGCTGACATTCGTAGGTTCATTAGGCAGGCACCGGGAGAAATGTCTTTCACCTGCTTGGTCAAGAAGGCGTGCCGATACGGGCTTCGATTGATGAGCCAATTCAGATACGCCTGGACGATCTTACTGTGACCCCCGCGACCTCGATTGAAAGCATTGCCATGGCTGTTATCGAGGTAGGCGACGATGCTTTTGGCAATCGTTTTCTTTTTGGCGTACTTGCCCAGTTGCGGATCGTAGAAATCTCCCTGATAGTAAGGGTGCCGAAAGAGAGTGCCGATCGACCCATAACAACCGTTGCCCTCCATCGTGTAGCAGGTAAGCGATCCGTCTGTCTCCTCCATGATGATGCCCATGTTGACGTTAGACTTTAAGGCCGCTCGTCCCCAAGTCTTACGCTTCCACTCCACCCATGCATTGATCTCTGCTGGGAGTAAATGTTTTTGGCGAGGAGCTGGCGTCCGTTTGGGCTCGGGGAATTTTTCCCGGATATTATTGCCGACCGCCGCTTCTCTCCGCTTGTCTTTCCGGACTCGCTCAATAATAACCTGCGAGATGCCACAATGGATGCAGACACGATTGCGAGGATGACTACTAGGTGGACGATTATAGGAATGACGATGGCCGTCATTCATTGGTACACGCTGAGGCATGAGTGCCATAAGACCTCCTAGTATTTTGACAGTTGAGAGTGCATCTTACTCGGACCCGGGATAGGCTCGTTCGCTCTCTGTCCTAAGCGATCGGCGATGGACAGCAGCAATCGAGCTTCGGCCAGTAAGAGGCGGCGATTGTGTTCGGGCACGGACCAAGATGGATTACTGGTGGCCTCATCTTGCCTAGTCCGAGCCTCCGCTCGTAAGGCGTCGGCTGCCAAGGCCATTTCAGCCTGCGTAAATGAAATGGTAGGCATCGGTCACTTCTTGTACTTGTTGTGTATGGGAAAAATGCCCCGTGCTAGCTGCACAAGCATCTCATCGCTTAGCTGATGGTTAAACTCACCATCCGCTATTCTATAGAGCGTAGCGTTGGACCAGCCGGTGGCTTTCTGTACGGCCATATAGGTATAGCCTAGATTGAGGGCATTGAGAACTTCGAGAACGTCGACCAATTCGACACGGTGTTTCTTGCGCCTACGTCGTGTCTTTTTGCCCTCCGGCAGGCCGACGATCTCCACCTGTACGGTGAGGCGTTCATCGAGAAAATTCCGTAGGGCTTTCTCGAAACCATATACGATGGTTACGCCGGCGTTCTGTAGCTTCGCAATTAAGGCAGCCGTTGCCTCATTCAGTATGTCTGCTTTCTTCATCACAATACTCCCGTTATCTTGAGACCTACAACCACGCCGCTGACTACACCAAGTAGTGCTTGTCCGAAGTAGATTAGCAGGCCCCATTTAATGAAGACGGACCAGCCACCGCGCGGCATGACACTGGCGACTGACCAGTGGTTAGTACGCATATCACATCCTCCGGTGCATGAGGGATTGGTAGGCAGAACCCAGCCCTCTGTGAATATCACCGTCCAATATTTCGACCTCGCCTTCCGGCTCTTCGGACCGGCCATCCTTCTTCGGGGGACGCGCCGGGAGGGCCGTCGCCAAGTCAAAGTCTTCGGCCAGCTTATCGTCCTCGTCCTCGTCAAGGAACACCACGTCGAGATAGGCAATCTCGTTAGCGTCATCGTGGTAACATGACGTGATCTCCATGAGGATCGCATCGCCTTCCGACAGCATCACCTTATGGTTCCACGGCACAGTCTTGAGCGCCTGTATCAGCTCGCCGGCGGTGATCCCTCCGCTATTGTCCTTCGCCATCGCCATCCTCCATGTATGCATCAGCGAATGCTTTTGCAGCCAGGAAAACGGCCACAAATATGACCAGTCCTACGACAACTGCACTCGCTACTTTCGGTTCGTTCATTGCGAGGAACATGCCCATCGTCGCTAGCGTGGCGACCACCAATGCCAGCCGAGTCTTTATTACTTTGTTCATGGTTCACTCGCTCGTTAGTTCCATTGGGGAGGCGGTAGCCCAGGAACGGACCACCGTAGAGGCAGGAACCCGAGGGCAGCCATCGTCCCCGGGCCACTTCAACATTCCGTTCGTTGCAGATATGGCAGCACCCGCAGCGCACAGCCCTTCCGATTTCAGGATGCCGCATCGTCGTCGTCCTCGATAAGTACCTGTTGAGCCGTACGTATGGCGTGCTCCGCTGCGGGTCGCTCGTGTTTTGGCAATGCCTCAACATTTACCCAACCGAGAATTAGTTGAAGCGCATCGCGCAGCACTGCGTTGCGATGCTGGAGCACCCGGATCGCTGTGTCACCCATCACTCAAACCCTTTCACCAGTGCCACTGGCACACCGCAAACCATGCGGACTCGCTGAAAATCCTCAGTGGCGAGGCCATCCACGGTCGCAAGAAGTGGCCAGCCGGGCCTGGGCTGTACGCTATGAGCGTTATCAGCACTGTCACGCACAGGTGTCTGATCCTTTGGTCCGCGATACTCATCGAGTATCTCCTTGATATTGCGAAGATTTCCCTTCTCAGGGCGAGGCATTTTCTCGGGAGCCTCGATCTTGCCATCGCTCATCGTTTCCTCCCCGTTCGCCGCGCTCGGGCATCAATCAGACAATTACCGCATCGCTCACAATACCAAATAATTATTCCCGCCCAGATCGCCCAAACAATTAGAGATAATAAAAAAATCATTCGCAAAGGTGTTGCTGTGTACCACTCATAATACCACTGAAGCAATTCTAGGAATGTCACGACTGAGCCTCCTCCATCACAATTCGGTCAGCCGCTCTACCTCGCCCTTCAGCCGCTCTACCTCGGCTTGCAGGCGCTCGATGGTGTCGGCAGCTTCTTGTGCTGTGGGACGCCAAATATTTTTATCGCGTAGATGCCTTTTATCCCGCAGCCGCTCCACAATATCGCTCATCGTTTCCTCCCGCTCCAAAGCGATCAGCTTGTCAAAGCGATTTCCGATCTGTTTGGCAGCGACTTGTGCCGCTCCGCGTAAAGCCCAACACTCCAATTGGCTCATGCTAAAGCTCCTCTGGTCATGCCGACTCTGCGAATTTGTCTGTCTCATTGCCCCAAGCAACCCATCCCGGTCTCTGCGCTACGCGTTCGATTTCGAATAGTGCAGTTCCGCTATAGCCTGTTGAGCACGACGAGGTCGGCGCAGGCGAGCAGGACGTGGGCGACGAAGCGACGGTCCCTTTCATGAAGCGTGACGGCATTGATGATCCGCCCCTCAATACCGAGGCGAGCAAGCACTATATTGCCGTCAGTGTGCATTTCGATACGAAGACTTCCCTTCTCCCGAACTGAATGTAGCGCCATATCCGCCTCCGTTTGTGAGAATTGGAACGGCTCCGTGCAGCCGCGCATTACTGTGCTACACTTTTACGTCGAGCTTCTCCCACTCTAGACGCTCGCGCGATCCTCTCCTTTCGGGCGAGGCGGAGCCACACGTAGGGGGACTCACTGCACTCAGCGCATCCCATTTCAGGCATTTAGGACCGCGGCTCCATTATGCCCTTTCCCGTCGGTGCTCATACAGGTTGGACCTCCGCACGAGCCTGCATCCAACGTCCAACGTGATTTTGTATCGGCCTTCCCGATCCACGTCAACATGGCGTTTCACGGGAAGGTGATCCCTGGACCCTGCCGAAGCTGGTGTTTCGGACCACCGCTATAGGCGCTCCAAGGCTGGCCTTTTAAGGGCACGCATCGGAGGATGCCATTTTACTGGTCCCATATCGCCGCTTCTATACGTGCCCTTTCTTGGCAAGTGAGAGCCATTGATGCAATGAATGTTAGGTAGCGCTATCCCCTAGGTGACGGCCTAGGCCACCAGCGAGTCGTCGGCGCGGTAGTCGATCACGCCGACCTGCTCGCCTTTGGCTTCCGTCTTACCGGCATTGACCGGCTGCGTAACGTCGGGCTTGGTCACGACCTCGACGCCGTGGATGGCGGCCTTGACACGGGCCAGCGTGGCCACGGCATCGTCGGTCGCCGGATGCATCTTCTTCGAGTTGTCGAAGCGCTTGATGGTACGCTCCAACGCCTCGATGACATCCTTGGCGCTATAGTTGATGATGGGCTTCTCCGGGACGTAATCCCAGAAAGGCTTGGTCATCGCGCCGTCGATGTTCAGCTTGTTGGCGGTATCGCTCTTGTCCTTCTGAAACTTGCCGTCGGCGAGCAGCAGAGGCGAGTGATCGACGACCCATTGAACGAACGCCGCCTTGCGGGTGTAGTTCTTCGGCATGGCATCGAGAAACTGCTGGCACTGAGAAAGATTGCCGCTGTCGGCAAACTCCCGGAGCGCCATTTCGGCGCAGATCCGCGCATACTTCATGCTCGAAGTCGTCGCGCTCTTGAACTGCTTGAGCGCATAGTCGAATGTGATCTCTTTCGCCATAGTGCGTCTCCTTCTGACTTAGCAAGGATGCACCAATGGCTCACATTTACCAAGAAAGGCGCTGTATCAATTCCCTGGCGCCATTGCCTGTTCAGAGAGAGGCAGACTGCGAAGCTACATGCCGCATGTGCCGTCCCATTCGGGTCCGTCACGACATGAGGCCGCGGCTAACTATCCGCTACCCTAGGCAGTCAGACTGTACGCTATACGCCCTTTCTTCACTTGTTTCGTCCGGGATATGGGCTAATGAAACCCATAGAGCCCGTTCCGCAGGCTACTAGACATTGCACAACGGGATAAGCTACACCCGTTGCTCGGATTTACCGTCCCGAGGCATAAGCCCCATAGGACGCACCGCAGGAAATCGAATTTTCAAACCTGCCGAAGCAGGCGGATAATAGGCCGCATTGACCTATTAACCGTCTGGTTCAGACGTAGCGCACACAGCCCTTGCGATGCTGGACGCCGGCCGTAACCCCATTATAGTCCCAAGGGGCACGCGCCGACCCGCGCGGCATTGGATTGTCATAGACCGTTCGGGGCCGTTCCCGCTTCCGGACATGAGGCACCATTGACCGCCGGGCATCCATTGCACGCTTGACCATGCGCTCC